AACAAGTCGGGATTACTGGATTATCAGTTGGATATAATTCATCTTTAACTTGCTGATATTCAATGGGGCATTATTATATTATTAACGACTTTTCGCCGACTTTTCGCCGACAACACAAAATCCATACCAGTCTAAAAATCAAACATTTGAGTGACATTTCCACTTATATTTTTTTGAGAATTACACCGTAAAATCACTCATTGAAGCCTTCAGGATACATCTTGATTATACGGCATCTGCTACTTTTTTACCAGACTCTTCAGATATACCTTCGACAAGTTTTTCCGTGAGTCGGTCAATCGTTTTCTGCTGGTTTTCAATGGTTTTTTGTTGGGTGGATATAATAGAATACAGTTTTTCCGCATCAGTTCCTTTTGCTCCTTTCTGTCCCATAACCAGCCAGTTAGCATCTACATTGTCGAAACTCTCGATTATCTTTACCATCGTTTCATAATTTGGTGCATTTCGCCCTGATACGATATTGTTTGCGGAAGTCCAGGATATTCCCAACTTTCGGGCAAACGTACTAACCGTATGCCCCTCCTTCTCCATAATCTGTACGATTCTGTCTGTAATAGTTCCTTCTGCCATTTTTGGTCAATTATTAAAAATAGGAGAAATAATCACCCATTTATTTGTTTATATCAAATAAAAGTTGCAACTTTGCGCTACGAAAGAATTTTTGCGCTACGAAAATAACTAAAATTATTGATGTGGCAATGAAAACATTAAAAAAGATTAGAAATGAAATTTACAGAGTACATTAAATCGCTTCCAAATCAGAGGAACGAGGTGATTATGGATTTGACGAAACTGTGTCGTGTGAACGAGAGTACGGTCTACAGATGGCTTCGAGGAGACTTTGTTCCTGATGCTTTGAAAAGAAAGGTTATCTCAGAGTATCTGAATATTCCAGAAAAGGAGTTGTGGCCCAATGCATAGTGAGTGTCAAAGCTGCGAGTTCCATCGCAACTGCATCAATGGGTTGTATTGCCTTAAACTGAAAAAGTACGTTCAATACACCCTCAAGAAAGAATGTGAATCTAAAACAACAAACTTATGAAGACAAAAGACTTTGAAACAGCTATTGCTGCATTAAATGCAGACATCGTTATCGATGAGATGAAATTGAGACATTCCGATGTTCGCCAAGTCATTGCACACCAAGGCGACAAAGGAATAGTTTGGGACGAACACGGTCGCGCTTTCACTACCCGAGAGAATGATGGCGTTACCATCGCTCCTAACGAAGAAGGAATATGGAGCATAGTAGATGCTCGTCTTGTAGATAGAGATAATTTGTTCGACCTAAAATTCGAATAGCAATGCCCAGTATACGAAAAATAAGAAAGGCTATTAAGCGTAAATATGGAATTAAAACGATTTCGTATTGTATTAAGTTCCCGAAGAACATTAAGTTCTTCCCTACAATGCACAAGATAATGAGAAGAAAAGTAACCGATCTAATTTACAACCGCCTAAAAGATTATGTACATCGACAGGGATAGAAGAGGAATTATTTCTATCAATGAATTAAGTGAGTCGGAATTAATTCTATTGCATAAAGCATTACAGGCTTATTCTCGATGCAACTTCGGTTATGTTAATAGAATGGATTGCGCACGGATTTGGAAATTTGACAGGGAATTCAATAGTATAATGAAGCATGAAAAGTAATGGAAAGAATAAACGGTGGACCGCACAAGAGGCTGAGTATATCCAACAAAGCCTTGGCAAGGTCTCGTTTGAGGATATGGCTGCCTACCTTGGTCGCAGCCCGATGTCCGTCAGACTTTTTGTTCTGCGCAGGAGAATGACTCCTGGCCCATTGGTTAAACGCAATTTATTGATGAAGATGCTGAAGTTGAAATTCAGGCATCCCGAAGAATTTACCCCTACAAGGGCTTTTTATAAAGAAACTGGCATAGGGCAACGCCGTTGGTGGGACTTGTACTATGGAAGGAAGTCCATCACGGGAAAGGAATACGCTGCAGTGGCGGAATATTTGGGTATAACCATTCAAGAAGCGTTGGAATCACGCCAGTTAGAATTATTTGAGGAAAAATAATATGGTAGATAAGTTATTTATTGAAAAGGTAAAATCGGCTTTGAACATCGTGAATGTGGTCGAGTCCTTTACACACTTGCATAAAGCTGGTGTGAACTATAAAGGAGTCTGTCCGTTCCATGATGATCATACACCGTCTATGGTGGTAAGCCCTTCAAGGCAAACTTACCATTGCTTTGTATGCGGAGCGAGCGGTGATGTTATCGCATTCGTCCAACACCATCTTAATTTAAGTTTCATCGAAGCTCTGCGATGGTGCGCAACCTTAGCTGGATTGGAGTTCCCACAGAAGGAAATGAGTCCTGAAGAAGAAGCCAAGTATAAACAAAAGGAAGCACAGCGGATTGCTATCGAGGCAGCAGCCAAGTTCTTCCAAAAGAATCTATCTCAAGCCGAGAGTTTTTTGAATAACCGTGGGTACAAATTAGATGACAAAGCATTGTCCGACTTCGGTGTAGGATATGCCCCTGTAGGCAATGTCGCAATGAACACGCTTACCACAGCTGGGTATTCACTCGACCGATTAAAGGAAGTCGATGTTGTCGGTTCTACTGAAGGTAGGTTCTACGACCGATTCAGAGACCGTGTAATGTTCCCTTTCTATGATATGCAGGGACATATTATCGGTTTTTCAGGACGTATCATTACACCAAGGGAGGGTGTTGGTAAGTACGTGAACACAGGGGAAACACCCCTCTTTACAAAAGGTAAGCACATTTTTGGTCTTTACCAGGCAAGAAAGGCCATCGGCAAAAAAGGCTACGCTTATCTTGTAGAAGGCCAGTTCGATGTTATGTCCCTTCATAAGGTTGGTGTGGAGCACGTAATCGGTGGAAGTGGAACTGCATTTACAGATGACCAGATAAAACTACTTCTTCGCTTCACGGACTCTATCGTCATGGTCTATGATGCAGACGCAGCAGGTGTCAAGGCTTCGCTGAAGAATTGTGAGCTGCTATTGAAAGCCGGAGCAAAGGTCAAATGTATTCGTCTCCCAAAAGGAACAGACCCCGACGAATTTGCCAAAGCTAATAGAGACGCGACGCAAGAAAAACTAAAGGAACTGACAGAACCTTTCCCAAAGGCTCTCAAAAGAATGATGATACCTCATGGCTGCAAGGACGAGACAGTTATTGCCGACTGCCTGAATACGATATGTTCGCTTGTAGCTTGCGTTCAGGACGCAGCTCTGAGATTAGAGTATATCAAGTCCATTGCAGTCGATTTCAAGAGCAAGATTGGCATCATTGATGATAAGGTCAGAGGCTTACGTGCCAAGGTAAAGGAAGCATTACCCCAAACAAAGACACAGTCGGGTATCTTCGGTATTGATGCACTCAAGGAGAACATTGAAAGCGACCGCCCTGGTATCCTTACCTCGGTTATGCAAGAATTTCTTGACGGTTATGGTGAAGAACCTATCGTCTACATCGCTGGTCGCCCATCCAGTAACGACATTCAGGAGCTACGCCGTGTCTATTGCTATTTCGCATCGTCAGAGTCTGGCTGTAGCATTAATGCAGACGGCGAGGAGAGCGACTATTTAAGCACACTTACCGAGATGTTTCGCTCAGGCATCAATATTCAGATGACCTACAACGATTCCACTGGTTCGTTCGTTGACTATTACATCGGGCTGCATGGCAGGTTCTTAGAAACTTTCCAAGGAGATAAAGTCCCCCTCGTCTCTCGATGTGTTGAACTCACATCTTATGCCGAGGATACGGTAATCACGGTAAACCGCAATCACTACTGTTCAAACCTGAAACTCACCAAGGGACAGTTTGACGAACTGAGAAAGCCTTTCGTTTCCAAGCGCAAGGCTGCGATGAAGGTGAGTATGCAAGCGGATAACCTTGATGATGAAGAGTTCGACGTAAACGAGCCTCCTGATTATGTGATGGAGAGCGAGGATTACCGAAAGATGTGGAAAGAATGTGGCTACTACCCTCGCCTAAATAAGAAAAGCGAGCCTGTTTGCTATATGTTCCGGAGTAAAAACAACAATGGAATGACACAGGTAGCCGACTTCTTTATGACTCCACTGCTTCACATTTTTTCTGATGACTTCGAGCAAAACAAGCGTGTGCTTCGTATCAACCGTCGCTTTTATGACACCCCCATTTACATAGAGATACCTTCCAAGGCAATGCTGAAGATGTCATCGATAGAGGAAGTGCTTATCAATTACGAAGCCGTGAACTTCAATGGCGAGGAATGGCAATGGAAAGCCATCAAGACATATATGAGCCGACATTTCGTGATGTGTTCAGAGGTCAAGACATACGGCAATCAGCAGAGCGAGGGTATGAGCCGTAAGGCAGACGAACAATTCTTCGCATTCGCCAATGGTATATTCCACAACGTAGAGGGGAAATGGCAGTTTGAGCCAGTCAATGAGCTGGGAGTTGTCACACACAACAAAAACAACTACTATCTGCCAGCATTCTCAACGATATATGCTGGCAGTGGGAAGCAATCGGATAAGTACGAGCTTATCAGTCAACTGGTATATAAGGAAGTTCCTGCGGAGAAAAGGGTAACCTTCGAGAAGTGGGCATCGTTGATGGACCAGGTCTATAAAATCAACGATAATGGGAAGTGGGCACTTATCTTCGCCATTATGTGCGCCTTTCGAAGCAACATCCACTGCATCGACCGATTGTTCACAGCTCCTTTCTTTATGGGTCCGATGTCTTCAGGTAAAACACAGATTGCCATATCCATTCGCTCACTCTTCATTTCCCCAAATATTCCTATCTTCAACCTGAATACAGGTACCGACGCAGCCATGGCAACCATTATGGGTATGTTCAAGGATGTCCCAGTCGTACTTGACGAATACAATAACAAGGACATCAGCGATAATAAGTTTCAAGCATTAAAAGGTATCGTATATGACGGTGATGGAAAACAGAAGCGTAAGGGTACATCAGGAAGGGAAATAGAAAATGATAAAGTGTTTGCCCCAGTCGTTATCTGCGGTCAGGAGACCCCACAGCGTGATGACAATGCTTTGATGAGCCGTGTTATTGTGTGCGAAGTACCCAAGCCTCGCAACAGAACACAGGAGGAAGTTCGTATCTTCGAGGAATTGAAGACTATTGAGGACCCAAACAAGGTGGGACTGTCAAATGTACTGCTTCAGATATTGGAACTTCGCCCAATGTTTATGGACCACTTCCGCCATCTCAAGCAAGAGGCGTACAATGAGCTGAAACAAGATGTTATCAACTCGGGCGAAATGGACCGTTTAATGAAGACTGCTTCGCTGTTCCTCGGAACAGTGAAATTGATAGAACAATATTCCAGCCTTCAGCTTCCGTTTACATACGCAGAGTTCTTCAAGATTGCGCAAGAGAAAATCAGATTCCAGCTCTCTCTCATCCGTAGCACAGATAAATTGGCAATGTTCTTCACGGCTGTCAACAATATGATTGACACGAAGCAGGTCATCGAGGGTCGTGAGTTCCTCATCGAGCAGCCAAAGAAGGTTACTGGCAAGGATTCCCGAGGCGACCAGCATACATTCACGTTCGAGCCTGACACGAACATCATGTTCATCCGTCTCAGTTCGGTATTCAGCATCTTCGACCGCAGCGGATATAATAGTGAGGGCAGCACGCTGTCTACCATCGAGCAGAACCTACGCAGCCACCCCTCATACATCGGCACTGTCCCCTCACGTAGATTCACATGGGAGGAGAGCATTGAGATAGCAAGGGCTGATGATCAGGAGACAATGGTTAAAGTGATGAAGCCGAAGAGTACATCTACAAGTGCCATCATCATTGACTATGACAAGTTCAGAGAATTATATAATATTGATTTCAGGCGTACATTTGCGCTCGAACCTGAACCCGAAGTAAAGAAAGAAGAGAATGTGCGGACAAATACAAATACAACAACCACGCAAGACCTCCCTTTCCCTCCTTCAGACGGTGATGATATACCATTCTAACATATTAAAACGAGGTTGATAAAATATACTAAAACAAGTATGTAATCCCCCAATTTAACTATGTAAAGGTACTAAAAAAAGCCGATATTACCAAAGAAAAACCATATTATTTTCAGCCCAAAATAGGCTATAATTTTCCTCAATTGAGCCGTGCCAGTTCGGACGAATAGGTACGGCTTATTTCATTTCTACACCTCACGAAATCGGTGTAAATTCCCCCCGTACCCCCTAAAATTTTAAGAAAACAAGGAAAACACGAGTTTTGAAAAATAATTTTCAGAAAAATACCGTCCTACAATCCTACAATCCTACAAA